CACAGATAGTAGGCTGGCATGCTTTTACTGGAGCTTTACTTGAGATACCGGAACTTGAGAATCAAGAACTGATAACAGGAGGAACCTGTTCTGCCATGCGTAGCATAGGTATCATGCATACGATAGGATTTAGAAAGTTTCATATCTTTGCTATGGATTGTGCAATGAAGGGAGAGCCAGAGGATAAGGACGAAGCAGATCTATATGGTAAAAAGAAATGGATTAAAACTGGTGTTCTTAATAAGAAAACAAATGAAGAGAAAATCTTTTGGACTACTGGAGAACTACTAGCTTTGGCTCAAGACTTTGAAAGGTTATTAGAAAAAGAGAATACCGATATGGATCTATATGTATATGGAGGAGGCATGGTGCCGACAATCTTTGAAGCTTCCAGCTATGAATACCTTCCCCAATTCGAGGATAAATATTAGGTCATGGCAAAAGATAAAGATAAGGGTAATGATCTTGAGAATGTTATCAAGTTCCATCCTGATATAGATATAGATAAAGAACTAAAGGAATTAAAAAAGAAAAATATTTCTGAGAAGGAGATGCATAAATGTGTTCTTGGATCTTTAGATAAGATTCAAGAGAAGATACGTGATGATACTAGCGTCAACGGAGTATTTGTTATTTCCTTTTCAAACGAGGGGCATACCGATAACTGGATCATGGGAGATATTCCTATAACTCTTTTATACACGGCGTTAGCTTCCTTCCAACAGGAGATATTAAAAATATTTAATGACCCTAACGATGGGACAATGCAGGAGATAGATTAAAAAAAATGATATCACTATTAGGATCTATATTAGGTTTTGCTTCTGGTGTGGTGCCTGAGATCGTTGGGTACTTCCGTAAGAAACAAGACCATCAATTTGAATTAGAATTATATGAAGCAAAAGCAAAGTATGCTAATGTTCTATCTGAAAATAAATTAAAAGAGGTAGATCTAAAAGCAGAGATACAAGAACTTAAATCTCTATATAAACACGATGCCAGTTTAAAAACAGAAAGTAGTTTCATATCTACATTACGTGCTTCAGTTCGACCTGTAATAACTTATTTCTTCTTCCTTATGTTTGTCGGAGTCGAGGCATCTGTTATATTTAATCTGGTCGAACCTGCTTTGATCGATGAAATTTGGAATGAAAATACCCAAGGACTACTCGCGGCTGTCCTCACCTTCTGGTTTGGGAGTAGGGCTATGTCTAAGGTGATGAAGGCACAGAAATGACCCTCTAGGGTGAGCAGTGAGTAGGCATGAGTACCCCCCTGTACTAGGGTACTACCGGAAAACAAGAGAAACCTCTCCACGGGCTTTAAAATGGCCTACAGAGAGGTTTCGCTTTTTTCTAGTAGTTTCTTCAAATAAAACTGGGCTTTTCCTAGATCTTGTACAGGATTACCCTTATACTTATATCTCCAAAGATATTTAATAACATTTCCCTTTAGGTATCCTTGAAATTCTTCATCGGACATACTCGCTTCGATAGCTTGAACACATTCGATGTTATGTTTGTTGTAATGAGAAGGATAATTAACAGGATCATCCTTTAATTTTTCAACTTCTTTTTTAAGACCGTCATAATCCATTAGCTTTCGATAGCTATCGTAATCCATCTTTTCTTTCTCCTACTTGAGTTCATCGTAATAAGAAAGTCTTTCTATATCATCCTCTATACATTCTTCTCCAAACTGTATTTCTATTATGTGAGCCTCTTTATCAGTTAGATTAATAATCTGATGCCACTCTTGAAGAGGAACATAATACCAATCAAACTTTTTTAAAAGTCTTTTATTATAATTCCTTTCCGGTTCAGCTTCAGATCTAAAGGACCACCTGACTTCTATCTCTCCTTCCTGTACAAACCAAAGCTCTTGACGTTTGAAATGTCTTTGGAAACTCATACCAGTTTTAGGATTAACAGTAAGATGCTTTACTTTGCAATCAGGTCGGCACCACATAATACTATACTTACCCCAGCTTCTATCTGCATGGTACATAGAATTATGATCTCTATCGTAATATTGGTTATCACTCAATGTATAGTCTCCTGTTCTCCGAGTTTAGGAAGATCGTCAAGAGTAGATAACGAACTCATTACAATTTTAGATACATCCTCTTCATTAGTCATAAGAGTTTTATAAATTTGAAGAGTAAGTTTAAGAAGAACAGCAGGAATAGCTAAAGAAGATTTTTCTTCATACTCTTCTCCTATATCATATAAAGTTTTATGAATTCTAAGTTCTATATCTTGTAACATTTCTGCATCTTCATCATATGGTGTCATCATCATCATCTCCTATGTTGTATAGTCTATCACATAACCTATTTCATCAGTATACTTTATAAAATTTAGTTTATCTTTTCTTTTAATTATAGGCTTACCAATTGCTTCGTAGTCGCAAGGAGGACAACAGTTCCTACCTTTGTTAGTAGATCCTATCGTAAGCATCTTCATTCTTCATACTCCTCGACTAGATCTTCTATATCTTTTTCTTCAAAACCAAGCTTACACATTCTATAAAGAAAGTTATCATAACCAATAGCATCATACTCATACTTGTTAATGGCATTCATAACAAGTCTATCCCAAAGTACTCTACTATCAATTACCATCTTTAAGAACATTCCTTTTCACCAGTGTTAGGATCAAAGAAGCAAGCTGTTCCTTCACTACTCTTATTAAGAATGCCATATCTTTTACCATTTAATCTAAAGGTAGTCACTCCTTTTAATTTTCCTTTCCATCCACGTAGATACACATTTTTAAACTCATCGAACTTAACACTATCTCCTACGTTTATCGTCTTGGATACGGCACTATCGATGTAGGGTTGAACAGCTATCTGCATATTAATATGATCATCAATGGTTAGATCTTCTGTAATCTCTGATGATTTATCATAGTACTTATAAACATAATCTTGTAGCTTAACTATCACTGGTCCTTCTTCCGTAATAAGGGTACGATCTATTTCATGAGAAAACACAGGTTCGATACCACTACTAATATTATCTGCCGTAAAACTTATGGTTCCTGTAGGAGCTATACTAGTTAGGTGACTATTACGCATACCTTGCTTTGATATCTTATCAGTTAGATCTGAAGGAAGTTTCTTAGCAAACCCACTCTCTAAATATTTCTTCTTATCATATAAGGGAAATGATCCTTTTTCAAGTGCTAAATCTGAACTGGCTTCGATAGCAGTGTAACATAAAGTCCTTACAATTTTACGACTGAACTTAATAGCATCAGTAGAATTATAAGTAAGTCCGATAAGAGTGAGACAGTTGGCTAACCCTGTTATCCCCAGCCCCATCCTACGTTTGTTATGAGCTTCGACTTCCTGTTCCTTGAGAGGATAGTTAGTTCTATCCACCACATTATCCATAGCTCTGACAACGTGAGGAATATCTTCTTTAAATCTTTCCAGATGGAAGAACCCATTACCAGGACCAGGATGAAAAGTAATATATTTAACCAAATTAAAACTACCAAGTAAGCAAGCACCAAAGGGAGGAAGAGGTTGTTCACCACAGGGATTGGTAGCTTCTATCGTTTCACAATAACCAAGAGGATTGTCTGCATTGATACGATCTATAAAAAGAACTCCTGGTTCTGCCCAATCCCAATTAGCTCTCATGATTTCATCCCAAAGGGAAACGGCATCTATCTCCTTATAAACCTTATCTTTAAATCTTAAAAGGAATTCCTTTTCTTTTACAACGCATTCCATAAACTCATCAGTTACTCCGATAGAGATGTTGAAGTTGGTTAACTGATCATCGTTTTGTTTTGCACGTATAAACTCCTCAATATCAGGATGGTCTACACGTAGTACTCCCATCATCGCTCCTCGTCTATGTCCTGCTGAGACAATCGTTCTGCAAACAGCGTCATAAATATGCATAAAAGATACAGGCCCACTAGCGGAGCTATCAAGGCTAACAATCCTGTCGCCCCTAGGACGAATGTTGCTAAAATCATAACCGATACCGCCGCCTCTACGCATAGTTTCAGCAGCTTGCGTAGCCCTTGACATGATCGATTCCATACTGTCTTCAATAGTTCCTGACACAAAACAATTGTACGCTGTAACATTTCTAGGACTTCCCATTGCTGATTGAACTCTACCGGCTGGCATAAACCTTTGGTTTAGAAAGATATCTTTAATCTCTGCTCTATGCTCATCATCATCACACATAGCAGCGGCATTTCTTTTAGCGGCTGCTTCAAAACTTTCATTAGGTAACCGATACTTAGTAGCGTGAAGGTCATCACACGCTGGAATTTGAGGACCATACATTTTTTATTTATCTCCTATCGGATAGATGTTGAATTGATTAAAACATTAATTCGTTTACGTGTAAATTTAATTTCTTTTTTAAAAATCTTTTTTACAAATCCTCTTGTTTGTTCTGGATTAATTCCAGCTAACAAACATATATCTTCAAAGTCTCTAGCTACTGTTCCATAGTCTTGAGTAAACCACCTTATCGACTCTGCTCTGTGTGTTTTAACTTCATCGGAATCATAATAATT